GACCGCATCGTGGTGCTGCCCGGCGGTGTGGTGTGGTTCGTGGAAGTCAAGACCATCGGCGGTCGGCTGTCTGCGCTACAGAAAGTCTTTGCCGCCGACATGGCGCGGCTGAACCAACGGTACACAGTACTGTGGACTAAGGAGCAGGTGGATGCGTGGGCTGACAAAACATTAGGGTAAACCCCTATAAAAAAGACTTGACAACAGTAATAAAATATGTTACAATGTTCTTACATTGTCAATAGTGGCAGTGTAAAAACTAAAGGAAACTCAAATGAACTTAGGTACACCATACTGGGCTATTCAAATTAACTCATACAAACTGGAGCAACAAAAAATGCCTAAACCAGAATACTTCAAACTAATCAAGCAATTGCAATTTGACCTCAAGCATTACTCAAAGGGCAAACTGAAATTTAAGACAGAGGCAGAGGCTAGTGAAGTGTTTAGCGAGTTGCCTAAATTTATTCAGACCGCCGCTCGTATTACAGAACTCACGCCGGTCTACGGAATTATTTAACCAACACAACGGGGGTTTCGGCCCCCGCTATTTGCAAATGAATTTACGACCCTACCAAGAACAGGCAGTTGACTTCCTGTACGAGAACGACCGGGCCATGATCCTCGCCCCGGTCGGCGCAGGCAAGACCGCCATCGCCCTGACGGCTATGGACGAACTTATCAGCAAGTGTCTTGTGGGCCGGTTCCTGGTGGTGGCGCCGCTGCGGGTGGCCGTCAGCGTCTGGCCGACCGAGGCCAAGCTGTGGGCCGAGTACCGCGAAGTGTCGGTGGCGGTCGGGACGCCCAAGCAGCGGCTGGCTGCGATTGAAGGGTCAGACGCCCAGATCGTGGTGACCAACTACGACAACCTGCAATGGCTGGCCGACCATTGGGACAGATGGTGGGGCTTTGACGCCGTCGTGTTTGACGAGTTGACCCGGCTGAAGAACCCCTCTGGCGCCAGATTCAAGGCTTTCAACAAGGTCATCATTGAGGTGCGTACCCGTTGGGGTCTGACCGGCAGTTTCACCAGCAACGGCCTGGAGGACGTGTTCGGCCAGTGCAAGATCGTCGATCAGTCGCTGCTGGGTCGCAGCAAGGGCGCGTTCCAGCAGCAGTACTTCTTCTTGGTCAACAAAGATTTCAATCAGTGGGAGCCGCGCCCAGGTGCGCTGGAGCAGGTCATGGCGCGGATCAAGCCAGCCACGTTCGTGCTGGAGCCGGGCGAGTACAAGGACAAGCTGCCCCCGCTGCACACCGTGCCGGTGCGGTTCGACCTAGTCAACCGCCAGCCCTACGACCAGATGAAGAAGGAGTTTGTGGCCCAGTTCCCCAACGCCCAGGCGGTGGCCGTCAACGCTGGCGTGGTCACGGCCAAGCTGCAACAGATGGCGTCTGGGTTCGTGTACGGCGACTCAACCGTCTGGTTCGACACGTCCAAGTTCGACGCCCTGGACGACCTGCTGGCCGAGAACCAACACGCCAACACCATCATCGCCTACACCTACCGGGAGGAGTTGGCCGAACTCAAGCGCCGCTACCCTCGCGCCGTGACGCTGGACGAGCCAGACGCCATCGAACGCTGGAACGCTGGCAAGGTCGAACTGCTGCTGGCCCATCCTAAGTCTGCCGGGCACGGCCTCAACCTGCAACACGGCGGCAGCAAGATCATCTTCCTGTCGCTGCCCTGGTCGCTGGAACTCTACGAGCAGACCATCGGGCGCCTGCACCGCAGCGGCCAGCGGCATGACGTGTGGTGCTACGTCATGGTGGCGAACAAGACCGTAGACGAAAAGATATGGGCGGCGCTCCATGACAAACGCGCCATTTCTGACATTGCACTGGAGGCATTAAAGTGACCCGACTCACACAACTCAGGGCTAGGCTCAAAGCAGCCCAGGCCGAACTTTTGATCCGCACCCGGACGCACAATAGCGCGTCACGGGCTTACAACAAGGTGGTGGCCCACATCGCCGAACTGGAGAAGAGAATTGATAACTTGGCGAAAATTTCAAACTGACCTGCCCAACTACAGTGAGTCCGACCTGCTGGCGTTGTTGGATGAAGAGCAGACCCAACACCGTAGAGTGACCATGCTGGAGCGTATCCACCAACGCTATTGCACCCTACGTTCCAACCGAGAACGGCTGGAAATTCTGAAGTTTGGGAAGAAGCCATGAACTGGGTCGCTGCGGCTTTGGTGGCCCTCGTCATGTCCACGGCCTACTTGCTCGACGGCCCATCTGAGCATGAGGCGCGGATAGACACCGTGGAGGAGAAGATTCAAAAGCTCTGTGGAGAAAACGCAGGCTGGAAGATGTTGGCAGATGGGTCGGTGCAGTGCTACACGCACAGGGGATTTAAAACTCGGAAGGTGACGCTATGAACGATGATGAAGACCTTGTGAACAACGACGAAGACTATGAGTTGGCAAACCTCATGTTTGTCATTGCAACCTGCATCCTGGGGCTGTTTGCCGTGACAGGCATTGCAGGGCTGGCAGGGTTTCTGTGGGGGATGCTATGAATACAGAGGAAGACGAGTTTCGGCGCATTGAACGCGAGGCTTTGCGCCAAAACCATCAGAGCAAGGAGCCAACCCCGTGGCGTGACATGGTAGTGGCTACCCTAGTCCGAGAAGGCATTGACAAACACCGGGCAAGGGAGCTTGCGGATCACTTTGCAGCACAGCGCAACAATGGATAACTGGCCTTTTCCCACCGAGTTGCCACCAGCGCAGCCAGCCAAACCTATTCCGTTCAACCCGCAAAACCATGAGGATGCGCCGTGGTAATTTCAGAAAAGATTAGAGATGTTTTAGCCCAAGCACCAGACGGCATGACTGCCCTGGAACTTGCGCTTGCGCTGAAGGTTACGCCGACAGGCGTCAGTCGTTCCTTGGCCTTGATGCCTGACACCTATATCGACCGCTGGGTCAAGACAACAGGCAAGTACACCGCCGTCCACTGTTTGGCCTTTGTGCCTGATGATTGCCCACACCCATGACACCTACCTTTGCAACGTGGGACAGGGCGACTTTAGACAAGTTTGCGCTTGAAGCCTACCTGCGCTTGCAGCAGCAGCAAGACCAGCTTGAGCAACTTAGAGCAGATTTGAAGGACGCGATTGAGGCGTACCGGGCGGTTATACGAAAGGCCGAGTTCCCTGTCGGTCAATGATGAGCGCCTGACGCCGAGGCTTGTCGCTGATGCTGATATGCGTCCAGCCACCACCAGCCACTGGGTCTGAGAATTCTCTGATGATCTGGTGAAACGGCAGGTTAGCTGCAATGATCGTCCTCACCACAGCATCAGGAATCATCCCAGGCACCTTAAAATCACAAGCTAGTCCTTGCCTATGCTGAGAGGTGTCTCGACTGCCCACTGCGTCATTCACGGCCTTGGAGCGAAAGGCACTGGAAATCATTATCGGCTTGCCGCCAAGCGTAGTTTTGACTGTCTCCAGAAACTCTGCCAGGCGCTGAAGGTTTGCCAACTCAGCGGCGTTTGGCGTGTTGTCCAGCGTCCTGTGATCAGTGTGCGTCAACTCGGCAAGCGTGAAATGCGGGGTCATTTGTTTCTCGCTGAGATGGCCTTGGCTTTGGCCTTGGCGTCTGCCTTACTGCTGGCACCCCAGGCGTTGAGACTCAGCAGCAGCCTGGTGGGTTTACCGTCCTTGCGCTCGGGGCCAGGATTGCCGCCCATCCTTGCGAGGAAGCTGGCGCGTCGAGGGTTGTCACCAGACTTCACTGGTGCTTTGATGTTCTGCCCAGCCGCCTTGAGGCTTGCCCGTCCAGCAGCGTTTAAACCACCCTTGGGGTTCTGCCCTTCTTTGCGCTGCCAGGCTGGTGTCTTCATTTATTGTCCTCATCATCATGTGATAGTTTGACGCCAGCCAGCAGCCCGATAAAGCCACCAACAATGGTTTGAAACGCTGGGCTAATCAACTTGAAGATTTCGCTGTTGTCCACTTTTTCATCGAACAGGCCAATCATCAATACAGCCACCATACCAACCACAACAACGCAAAGCGTTAGGCTGACCATCAACGTCACAGCAAAAGTCAGCTTGGCTTTCATTTCTTCTTAGGCGGTGTATGCGTCAACGGCTTGCTTGCAGGCGTATGCTTTGCACCTGTCATCAGCTTGCTTCCAACTTTGTGGGTTTCGCCCTTGTACAGCTTGCCGTCAGGCAACTAGTGTGGTTTCGTCTTGCTCATGGCTTCTTCTTTGCAGTCTTTGCGGCCTGCTTGAAGTCCTTGGCGCTTGGCGCTGCTTTGCTGCCGACCTTGTTCATCTTCTCGCCAGAGCCAGCGGCGATACGTTTTTGCTTGGCGTTGATGTTGGCATAAAGTCCAGGTTTCATATTGTCCTCACTTCTTTGAAAGCAAATCTGTCTTGGCCTGGCTCCCGGCACTGGAGCCAAAATAGTAAGCAATGATGCCCGTCCAAGCTGTGCCGAGTGACCCCAGCATCATCAGTATGGCAGGGTTGGCGCTGTCAATCTTGTTGAAGAACATCATCACCATAATGGAGAAGAATCCAATCGTCACTGCACCCGCCAGCAATGGCGGCATCATTGACCTGGTGGCTGACTGCATATCTCGGGCGCTCTTACGGTCCTCGACTTCCAGCTTCTCAAAGTTCAAACCGAGTTCCTGCGCTTGCTTTTGCAGTTCAATCTCAGCCAACTTGACCTGGGCAATCTGGTCAGCGGTGAGCTTGTTGTTGGCGATAAGGTCACCAACTTTTTCCTCATCCACGCCAATGGCCTTGGAGATAGCCGATACTGCCATGCCAGCCAATGGCCCACCAAGCGCGGTGGCAATCGTTGGTGCAATCTGTTTAAGCCAATCCATAGTGAGACTCCTAAGAGGTAAAAATGACTCGCCCATGCAAACTAGACACCCGCTGGTTCAAACGCGAACTCCAACCCGCACAACGCACCATTCTATTGGCTGCGGGTATGAACGACCTGACGCAAGGTTTTGAAGAACTCCTACTCATCTATCGTCACCTCTGGGCTAAAGGGTATCGGCCTGGTATGCCGTTGCAAGACATTAAGGTAAACAAGAACCGCTAAGAAGGCTATTGCTGGGCTTCTTGGACGGCGCCACGGGCAGCGCCTGAAGTAATGTCATTGGCAGCATCTGCCACCCATTGGATACCGTACTTTTTCCCAATTTCTATAGCGTCTTGAATTTTTTTCTGGTCGAATCCTGAAACACGAGGCTGTACGGCTTGAAAAACCTTGACCGCATCACTTGGATTTAGTAGTAATTCTTTGAGTTTTACTTCCGTAGCCGCAGACGCTTTTTTAGCCCAAAACTTGCTAAATGTA